ATACACCAAATTAACCTCATTACTATTTTCAGATGTAATCATAATCTGATAATTACTACCAAACATTTGACAAAACTTTTCTTGTATATTTCCATTGTCATCAATTTCTGTTTGATATCCTTCATCTTCACCAATAGCTGAATCAATTGGTGTTTCAGATGGTAATATTATATGAAGTGATATGAATTTAGCAGTTTCCCAATTATATCCAATATTTACGGTTAAATTTTTGGGTGATGTAAACATCTTTTTAGCTTGCTTAAAATAATCATATAGATTAAGTTTAACAGCTTTTCCTTCTTCATCAACACCTAATAATTTGTATAAAATTGTATTCTTATCTTCGGTGTTATTTTCAAAGTCCTTTCTGATACACTTGATAATACTCTCAAGCGCATTGTATATTATAATTTCTGGTAATACAATTGATTTCATAATGCTTGGTCTAAAAATTGAAGAACTTCATTTTGTACTATATCGTCAACATTGGTCATTTCTACCGCCTTATCAGCTAAATGATATGCTTTTATTCCTTTGTGAATCCAAGATAGTGGGTCAGAATTTTTTCCAACTCTCCTGAAAGTTCCGTATTTATTTTGAGTTGTATCCCCATACGCAGCTGTTTGCTTAGTTAGTCCTTCAAATATAGAACATTTATGTTGATACTCTGCGTATAATATGTCATCATTTTCATCTTGAATTGCAGCACGGCTTTGAGGTATATTGTATGGGTCTGGTATTTCCTTTTTTGTTAAAGGAACATTAGATGGTTTCTTTAACATTATATCATAAACTTCTTGAGGCATTTCATTACTAAATCCAGCTTGTCCTACTATACCAGGTGTGCCAATTCTAAATGGTATTGTTAAATACCAATCACCACCTGAATAAACTTGCTTCCCCTTAGCATTATATACAGGAACTGTATATTTTACTTTTTTTGATTTCTCAAAATTAGTTTTCATATCAAATGGTGACGCACCATTCTCAATCATAGTGGGTAAAATTCCAGTAAGAACTATTTGTTTAGCAAATCTACCCTTATCAACCTGATGTAAATTATGTAAATATTCTGGTAAAGTTGATTTTAAATTCTTCTTAGCTAATGCTTGCCAATTAGTATAAATCATAGCAGTAACTTCAGCAACGCAAGTTGAAGTTAATGAATCAATAGCTTGTTGAGATAACCCAAATTGCTTTGATAAACCGCTTAAATCTATTGTAATTGGTGTCATTATTTTATTTCGCTATTATCTATTAAATCATCATCAAATTTCTGAGAATCAAAAATATAATGAGCCTTTTTGGCTAACATATATATAGGAATATCCATTAAATTTCCATCTGTATATGTACATCCCTTATTTCTCACCTTCGTTAATTCACGATTGGCGTCAATAACATGATAAACTGGATTGTATGTGTATCTTATTGATATTGATAATTCAGGTTGTTTTTGATTTACGTCTTCAACTGGAACTAAATCCAGTAATGATGAATCAAATATTATTTTATTACCATCAATCTTATATTGTGTCGTATCCAATGAAGTTAGCTTTGTAGCATCATCCGTATATAAAAATATATTAGTTACTTCTAATGGCTCATAAATTGGGTAAGCAATCAATTCTTCTTGATATAACACAGGTCTTAATACTTCAGAATAATATGCTTCAAGTTCTGTAATGATTATTCTGTCCATAAATCCTAATCTATCAACAGCACGAGCTGTTATGCGAGCAACTCCCCTATTGATTTGTCCAATATTAGAATTTCTCAAAATATTATCCATTCCTTGAGCAATAATTCTTGTTTCACGTTTATCAACAAAAAACCAGCCTCTACCTAAACAATTTTTACAAGTTGATTGAGCCTGGCCAGTTGCTTTATCTACACAAGGACATCGCAACGCTTTTTCAATATAGGCTTCATACCCATGATTATATATCAGTCCATTAAATTTTTCTACATCCCAATAAGGTTTTGGTAAATTTAAACTGGGTGGAGTTTGAGCTGATACTGCGTGAGCTGTTAATATACTTTTTTTGTCCGACATATTACAATACCATAAAAGTTATACCTTTGTAAACATATCTTAATGTTTCCATCATATTGTTTATATCATCCATATATAATTGAATTCTATTACCAAACATACCATATTTTCCGCTTCTGGTAAGTGGTGTTGTTTGAGAAACACCATCTAATGAAACAGAAATAGAACCTAATCCAACGCCATATAAATAATCTCCTATGATAGCCAAAACGTTTATAGCAGCATATTTTGAAATCATGTCGCATAAATCCTCTGGAAGATTATCATCATCCCATCCTGTGATGTATTTCAATCTCCAATAATTAGGTATTCTTTTTTCACCAAACCAACCTAAATGAGGTGAAATTCCATTATATATAACAGAATTTTGAGACATCGTTGAGCCATGTTCGCTTCCTGAATTAGGAATTAAATAAACATTTCTATAAACCGCTACTGATTCATTCTTCTTGATACTTAACCACTCCCTTGGATAATCTGTTTGACATACATCATTTATATACCCCTTTAAATTAGCTATATAAGCAATTGGATACATACTCTTAACAAACCCCCAAGAATTGAATTCCTCTCTGATAAAATCTATATTCTCTTCAATTACTTGCTTATTAAGTTTAATGCTGAATAAATTTTCAATACGTTTTTGCGCAGCTTTTATTTGATGCAACAAAGTTGATGATGGGATTTTTCTTCCATCTGTAGTACAAACTGGAATACCGAAAAGATATTTTTCCTGCAACTCAGATGGACTTATTAAAGTTCCATCATTTTTGTTATATTGAATTTTTAAACGTAAACTTGGCATGTTGATAGTATGTATCCAAATTAAATAACCTATTATTTGCTTGTCTCAGTTGCTTCAGCAGTTTCTGAACCTTCTTTGTTTTCTGAAGAGTCATCTGAAGATGTTTTTTCATCAGCCTCATCGTCTTTTAGTTCTTGCTCTGCTTGTGCAGCCTGCGCTTCATTATACTTCTTAGTTAGATATGCAACCATCAGCTTAGCAGCATTCTTTTTGGCATTAGCAAATTTACTGTATTCATCTTCTGAATAGCCAGCTTCTTTTGCAAGATTTACTAATTCATCAAGAGACATTTTTTTCAACTGAGTTGTCATATTTTCTGAAGAGTCATCTGAAGATGTTTCTTCATATTCCCAGTCATTAGTTCCTGATACTAATATTTTTGCTGCCTTCTCCGATACATCTGCATATCCATTTGCATCAATATCAATAACTCCGTCAACTGGCACACATAGTTTCATTCCAGAAACTTTCAAATTTTTTGCTTTAATCTTAACCATGATTCTACGATTTTTAATTAATAAAAAATGGAGGCAGGATTCATAACCCAACCCCCATTAATTTTGTTATTGATAAACAATTTTAGTTTTTAGCACCAATATTAATGAATCTAACCATCTTCTTAGGTGCATACAACAACGGTGTACCATAAAGAAGTATCATAAAACGATATGCTGGGCTCAGCATAGCTAAATCCATCTTCATAAGTGGAGCCAATTGAGCAAACTCAACGACTTCATTATCAAACTGAAGTAGCATTGCTTGGTCGCAATTAGGCATATACCTATTGAGGTCACGTACACTACCAGCAGCAGCTCCATCAAATCCAGTTGTTACATTTTCCAAAGAAACATCAAACAAAGGATACAGAGTGTCTGTCTTAGCAGCACCTACAACACCACGATAAATGCGATAAGCAGTTGCTTTATAAGTTCCACCACCGTCTGTAATCTTAATATCAACCGCACCAGTAGCAACCACGGCAGCAGCTGCAGCAGCAACGGTCAACTTAGATTCACCATAACGGTTAATAGCACTTACAGCATAGAATATATTACCAGCATCATTTGAAGCAAACTTAGAGTTATCAGCAGCTGCTTCTGTAGGTGTAATGGTAATGGTTGGAACCGTTGGAGCCTTTGGTGAACTTGCTTCATTGGTAGATGTCTTACCAGGTAATTTCTTAAAGAAAATATCCTGATTCAATCCAATTGGACCAAACTGAGATTCAAACTGTTGAACTCTCTGACCCATTACACCATTTGTCAAACTCTGAGTGTTAGGAACAATGAACTTGTTTCCATAGAAATTCTTAACGAAATTACTCAAAACTGAAGGTGGTGCGTAAAGTTGATTACCCAATCCGAAACTTTCTACAATAGCATTAGCACCGCTTTCAATTGCAGCTTCAGTCAACTGACTACCTCTACAATCTACTACATGCTCACTATTCATATAATCATTACGGTTTGCCCAAGCGTCAGATT